AGAGAACTCAGGGAAACATATGAAACTCCTCCATTTGATTTGATAGGTTGATGTGTCATGCCGTTAAATTCTTACTTCTTACAGGGATCACCGACTGAACAAAGACTTGTTCAAGATTTAATAAATGAACAGTTAAAGATATATGGGCAAGATGTCGTATATCTTCCAAGAAATGTTATAAACAAAAACTCAATTCTTAGAGAAATTACTGCTTCTGGATTTGATGATGCGTTTAGAATGGAGGCGTATCTCTTAAATTATCAAGGTTTTGAAGGATCAGGAGATATTCTTTCTAAATTTGGTGTTCAAAGCACTGACGCTGTTACATTCATAATTTCCAAAGAAAGATATGAAGATTTCATATCTCCAATGTTGGCAGATAGAGATGAAATTGTAGTGTCATCACGACCTCAAGAAGGAGATTTAATTTACTTCCCTCTTGATAATACAATGTTTGAAATTAAATATGTTGAAGCGAAGAAACCATTCTATCAACTCAATAATCTTTATGTATATCAACTGAGTTGTGAAGTTGCGGATCTTGCTCTTGATGATGAAATTGATACAGGCATTGAGGCAGTAGATCAATCTGTTGTAGATTTTGTCTTTACTACCACGATGACAATGGTGGGAATAGCGGCAACAGCAGCATCGGTTACATTACAAACAGCAAATGAGACTTCAACTTTAAATACTGGCAGTTCTGTAACTATAGTTGACTTAATTAATGATGGAACTGGATACACTGCTCCACCAATTATTAGAATAGGTCAGGCACCCACAGATGGATTAACTGCCACTGCTGTAGCAATCATGACTAGTAGAACTGGTCAAGTCGGACAATCAATTGATAGGATTCAAATTACGAATCCTGGTTTTGGATATACTACTCCACCAACTATTGTTATTAGAAGTCAAAACGCAATTGGTAGTGGTGCTGCTGCAACAGCAGTTCTTGCTGAAGGATCACTCGGAGCACCAAACATTGTTGATGGTGGTCAGGGGTATGTTCCATCAGATCCTCCAATTATCACAATTGAAAGACCTGATCGAGTGGCAACTGCAACGGCAACAGTTGGTGCTAGTGGAACTATTACAGCATTAACTTTAACAGATGGTGGTGACGGATATATTACTGCACCAACAGTAACAATAAGCACGCCTAATAGATCTGGATCAATCAGTTCTTTTAGATTAAATAATGCCGGTATCAAAACAGGCGATGTCTACTCACAAGATCCAAACGGAAATCTTAATAGTAGTGGAGTAGGAGGATTTGCAGGAAGTCATGGTGCTAATTATGAAGTTGGTGATATGGTTACCTTTGTTAAAGATTCAGGAGTAGGTACGGCTGGAACAGAATCTCTAATCCGTATTGATTCCGTAAATGTACATGGAGAAGTTACCGGATTTACACAAATCTATGGTGGTTATGATTATGAAGTATCCGAGAGTAATTCAAATGGACTCTATGAAGCAGAATATGTATCTGGTAGTAATAATGGTAGTGGTTTAAGATTGCGTGTAGAAGTTATTACCGGTTCTGTTACCGGAACAACCGCTGTTGGCGTTGCAAGTATATCATCAGCTGGAATTGTCACTTCACTTACATTAACTAATCCTGGCGGTGGATATACTAAACCTCCTCATGCTAATGCACCAACAGTTACAATATCCAATGATAGTTCATTCAAGGATCCGACTGTCTTCCCAGCAACAGCCGTTGCTATTGTTAATACAGATGGAGAATTAGCAAGTATTCGTTATACAAATGCTGGTGCAGGTTACACTACTGCACCAACTATCACTGTTGCATCACCAGATGTAGGAGAAGTGGACGAAAACTATCAATTCAAGGAAATTGTAAGAGGAGTTTCTACTGGAACTACTGCTATCGTTTCTGATTGGGATAGTGATACTAGAGTTCTTGAAGTGACTAGACTCAGCGAACCTGGATTTACTATTGGTGAATTTGTTGTGGGAATTGGAACAACATTAAATGGTTCAAATGCTAAATATCGAATAAATACGATATCAGATCAAGACGAGGTTGATACTTTTGCAGATAATGACACATTTGAATCTACAGCAGATTCAATTTTAGATTTTACAGAATCTAATCCCTTCGGAGAGTACTAATGTTAGGAACATATTATTATCACGAGATTATAAGAAAGACTATTATATCTTTTGGAACTTTGTTTAATACAATTGATATTAAACATAAAGATCAGACTGGAAAAAATTATTCCACGATGAGAATTCCCATTGCTTATGGTCCTACAGAAAAGTTCTTAGCTAGATTAGAACAGAAACCTGATCCAAGAAAGAGAGTGGCAATTACTTTGCCAAGGATTGCATTTGAATTATCATCAATCACATATGATAATGCTAGAAAGGTTTCTACAATGCAAACCTTTAAAGCGGTTACCACGGATGGAAGTAAGTCGGCAAGAAAAGTTTTTATGCCTGTCCCATATAATTTGGGATTTAGACTTTCAATCATGTCACAATATAATGAAGATGCTCTACAGATACTAGAACAAATTCTCCCATATTTTCAACCATCTTTTAATATCACAGTTGATTTAGTTGCTGCGATTGGAGAAAAAAGAGATATCCCCATGGTGCTGGATAATATATCTTTTGATGATAATTACACTTCAGGATATGATGAAAAGAGAGTAATTATTCATACATTAGATTTTACTGCTAAGACATATCTGTTTGGTCCTGTTGCAGATAGTAGCGAAGGTCTTATTAAGAGAGTTCAGGTGGATTATTCAACTAATACTAATGTAAAAGAAACATCTAGATCACTTAGGTACGTTGCAACACCTAGGGCACTTAAGGATTACAACGATGACAATACAACTACACTTGCAGAGGATATAACTGAAACTAAGACACAATTTACTGTATCCAACGCTTCTAGTTTGATTGAACAAAGTTATATTGCAATTGGTGGAGAATTAATGTTCATTAGAGAAATTAATAGTGATACACTTATTGTTAATAGAGGAGAGGATGGAACTAGAACAGACTCTCATCTTACCGGAGCATCTGTTGATGTTGTAAATAATGATGATAATGCATTAGTTGAAGTTGGTGATGACTTTGGATTCAGTGAAGAAAGATTTGACTTTGGTGATGGCAGAACATTTAGTCCTAGTAAAGGTATTGACTTATGAATGAACAATTTGATACAATAAATGATTCTTTGGATATTGAAGTTCAAGCAGGAGAAATAGTAAAAGAAACCAAACAACAACTTAAACAAATTAACAAGAAGGATGATCCTACTGCAGATTACGAATATACTCGTGGTAATCTTTATTCTTTGATTGAAAAGGGTCAAGAAGCAATTAATGGTATTCTAGAACTAGCACAAGAGGGACAACAACCCAGATCATATGAGGTTGTTGGACAACTTATCAAAAGTGTTGGAGACGTATCAGATAAGTTAATTGATTTACAGCAGAAGATGAAGGATCTAAATAAAGAAGAGAAGTCATCTCCTACTACTGTAAATAATGCGTTGTTCGTTGGTTCAACAGCAGAATTACAGAAACTACTCAAAGACGGATTCAAGCAAGAGTAATGCCAGCAGTATCTAAAGCACAACAAAGATTCATGGGTATGGTCCGTGCCACCCAGAAAGGTGAGATGAAGAATCCATCACCGGAAGTGCAGGATGCTGCTAATTCTATGAAGAAAAAAGATGCGAAAGATTTTGCATCTACCAAGCATAAAGGATTACCTGAAAAGAAAGAAGTTAAAGAAGAAGATAATTATAGTCAAAAAAAGAAAGAGTTGAAAAAAACTGCACCACCAAGAAATAAAAGATTTAAAGAACTTCACTCTGGTACTAATACTGCAGGAAATATTGACGTTAATGAAATGAAAGGGTACGGAGAAGAAAGATTCTGTGAACTTTGTGGTAAGAAAGAATATCGTGAAGAATGTAGTTATGGTCCTAAAATGTGGGACATGTTTACAGTAAAAAACTTCAGTAAGTCTGTTGTTGTTCCTGGTAAGGCAACTTACGAAGCAAAGAAAATTAAAAAGAAATTAGTTGAACCACAAGAAAAGTCAACTAGAAAAGCAGCAACGATACACAAAGATATCACTCTTATGCCAAGTTCAGGTATCGAGAAAAAAATGAGTGAGCATTCAGACTGGAGAGAAGAACTTGGTGAGGGATCTCTTCATAAGTGGTTTAAAGGTTCCAAATCAAAAGATGGTAAAGGTGGATGGGTCAACGTAGTTACAGGTGGAACTTGTGCTAGTGATGAACCAGGAGAAGGTACACCTAAGTGTGTATCATCAGCAAAGAGAGCAAGTATGAGTAAGTCAGAAAGACTGTCTGCTTCTCGTCGTAAGAAAAAAGCAGATCCAGGACAACAACAAAAATCTGGTGCCGCAAAACCAACTTATGTTGCTACAGATAAAAAGAAAAAAGATGTAAACGAAACGTATCTAAGAATACAGGAAAGAGGTAAGACTTATACTATAGTTTTAAACTGGAGGGGTAAAACTATCAACACCCAAATGTTCTTCGCCAGTTTTAACAAACCGTCGAAGTCGGAAGTAGTAAAAGAAATTAGAAAGGTTTACCCAAACGCGATAGTTCTTTACTATAATCCGGTTATGAGAGATCCCACTCTTCCATTATTGTTCGCAGGAGAACCTAATGAATCCAGATGATATTCAATTACAAAACTTGAGTAAGAGTTTTGAATATACAAAACTCTCTAGAGAGATCGATACTTGCAACGATAGAGAAGAACTTAAGAACATAGCAAAGTGTTATGTTAAACTTTACTTACGAACACAAGAAACTGTAGCATCCTTAGGAAACATTTAAATCATGTCTGACAATATCTATTTGGGGAATCCTAACCTTAAAAAGGCGAATACCCCAATTGAGTTTACACAGGAGCAGATTGCTGAATTTATCAAATGCAAGCAAGATCCCATTTATTTTACAAAGAAGTATGTTAAAATTGTGAGTTTGGATGAAGGTCTTGTGCCTTTCATTCCATATGACTTCCAAGAGAAGTTAATTAACAACTTCCATGATCACAGATTTAATATCTGTAAGATGCCACGTCAGACTGGTAAATCTACTACTTGTGTATCATACCTTTTGCACTACGCTGTTTTTAACGATAGTGTTAATATAGGTATCTTGGCAAACAAAGCAGCAACCGCACGAGAACTTCTCGGAAGATTACAAACTGCTTACGAAAACTTGCCTAAATGGATGCAGCAGGGTATCATTGCATGGAACAAAGGTTCATTGGAGTTAGAAAATGGCAGTAAGATTTTGGCAGCGTCTACGTCTGCAAGTGCTGTCCGAGGTATGTCATTTAACATCCTCTTTCTCGACGAGTTCGCATTCGT